ACCCGGCTGTATGTCGCGAGGATGGGCTGTAAGAGCGTGACTGTGAGAAACCCAGCGATTATTAATATAATAGCGTACATCATTTAGTTTGTCCGGAATGTAATAAACAAATTTTTGAATGTGGTCGAGACCTTCTTCGGCCAACCACCAACGAATGGGATATGCGGCTTTGGCACGATCTTCCCATTCGTGCCATTCCTCGCTAGTACCAGATTTCAGCTTGGTAGTACCGCGAAGCCAGTCTGCAAATTTTGAACATGTCCAATAGTGACTTCTCATTTTAATCCTTAATTAAATCAATTCCAAACAGTTGCCCGAAGCCAACAGTATATATTGAAAAAATAATTGCATCGCTCAGCGTGAAAAATTTTTTCGATACTAATGTCCCCCCAGTTAGATAATAACGTACTTTATACATCTAATCTTTTTTATCGCCGAATAGCTGTAGCAAACTCAAGAAAATATTGATAAAGTCCAAGTACAGAGTTAGCGCACCTACCACTTCTGCGGCAGGGCTAGAATCGGTACTGACCATTTCACGGATCTGTTGTGTGTCATAAGCAGTCAAGCCCATGAAGATCACAATAGCTAATGCACTGATAACCATCTGCATTACTGAACTACCAATAAAGATATTGATAATACTGGCAATAACAATGGCAATCAGGCCCACAAACATGAACTTGCCCAGACTATCCAAATTCTTTTTAGTAAAGTATCCATAGAAACTCATAGTGCCAAATAGAACACTTGCACCCATGAACGCACTAAAGATACTAGCCATAGTGTATACAGCAAAGATTACAGCAAAACTCAAACCCATGATGGCCGCAAAGCCTGCTAACAATAAGACAGCAGTTTCTTTTGGCGGATCGTTATTGAGTGCGTATCCAATTCCAAATACTGCTATCAACGGCGCAAACATTACCACCCAATGCATTGCCCCTGTAAAGAAAAACTTTACTAATTCTGGATTAGTTCCAACAAAGAAACTAACCACCATGCTTACTAAAGTAGCAAGTCCCATGTAGCCGTAAACACGGCCCATAGCCTGATTTACTTCACCGGCAGAACGGTAACTAACAACTCCGCCATCTGTATAATTTGCACCAAACATTTTTATCTCCTTTAAACAAATGATTTAAGATTGGGAGGAACCCAACCAATAGGCTTTAATACTTTACCATCTTCACGTTTACGTACTAGACCAGTTTCTTTATCAATCTTGGCAAAGTTCGTACTCATAACCTCTTTCCATGCACCTTCGGCATCACTACCCATACTATGTATAGCACCAATAGTAACCACTAGAATATCAATAAGTGCGTCGAGTGTTTCTACTTGGTCGTGTGCTGTAATAGCATCGGCAAGTTCCTTTGATTCTTCTTCAATCAATCCAATATACATATTAAATTGTTCTTCATCAAACTCGCCACCAACTGTTTGGCCGCAGGCTTTCATAAACTTTTCTTGATCCCTAAACGGATTTGTCATATATTACCTCAAATTGAATTATCGATTTCTGGCTCTAGTCCTTCTTTACATGATATAGGTTTGCCATAGAAATCTAACATTAACGTTCCCCATACCTTCCCACTTTCTTCAAACTCTACGAAAATTCTTCCATAGGCACAAAAAGTTCTAGTTTCTGTAACTAAACGTTGTTTATTTAAAGCTAGACTGAATAATAATGATATCGAAATGGTCCAAGCAATTATAAGCCATTTAAAAGGAGTCATTATCATTGCCGGAAGATTTTAAATTTTCTCACCTACCGCGAATCCTCTAAATGATTTAAAGCGAGGAAATCTTAGACTGTACGATCCGTCTTGGTTTTGTGTAACAGCGTCTGCACGTACTTCGACAATATTACCGATAAGGTTATCCCGATCGGACCAATAAGTAGAGCGATTATCATCGCTAAATCCGCTTCCGACATTGACTCTAATAAGTTTACCATCATCTTCTCCCTCGCATACAAATGCGCCTAGTTTGCCTACATTCTTTCCTGTACCTTCTTCTACTTCTACAATAGCAAGACTTACTTCAATAAACGGCTTCAGCTTAAGCCATGCTACACTACGTTTACATTCATAGCCTGCTTCCGGATCTTTAAGCATAATGCCTTCATATCCACCTGCAATCGCTTTGGCATTAATTTCTTTATAACGAGCTTGTCCTTCTGCCGTATCCAAATCAACTAATTCATTGGCAACATAAGTTACGTTGGGCAACAGGTCCTGATTTTGTTCTACCCAGAACTTGACCATGCTACTACGTGTAGTTTGATCTTTGTTGTAGACGCCTTTCTCAAAATCTTCTAACGGTAGGACATCAAACAAGTTAAGTACAGCATCACCTGCTTCTACATTATCCTTGCGATGCACCTGCTTCATCAAGTCTTGGAAACTGCTGGACATGATCTCACCATCCAGTACAATGTCCATGCTCTTGCTGGAACCTTTTAGTTGGATCACGTTTGAAATCTGTTGTGCTATATGAGGGAAGTTAGCAAGTTCTTTACCATTTCGACTGAACATATCCACCCGACCATCACTACGTACAATAGTAATGACTCTAACTCCATCGAGTTTAACTTCGATAAGTTTTTTGCCCGATACCTTAGACTCATGATTAGCACTATCATGAGCAAGCTGACAACCGAATACAGGAATAGCATAGTCAGCATATTTCTTCTCCACTACTTTGTTGATTGTTTTTTCACTTGTACCGCAACGCAAGTCTTTGATCAGTATGCGACGATACCAACCATTCCACTCTTTCTTAGTGGCCGACTTCATCATAGCGGCAATCACATCACGTGCTGTATTACCGGTAACTTGACGTGTAACGAAGCCAGTAAGAGCGAGAGTAAAACTATCCCAAGGTAAGCCAGCACCATCTTCATCTGTTTTCTCCGGAACTTGTTTAATGCCAAAAGTAATCATTGGGTCAAGAGCTAAACGACAACCTTCAAAAAATTCCTTATTTCCGGATTGGGCAATAGCTAAGATAATTGCTTCTTTGTTGAGACGGGAAGGATGGCTTTCCAAGTCCCAAATATGACTAGCACAAACGCTCATGTTGACTCCAATAATTAACTGTATAAGTGTATATTATACAGTCTACTTATTAGTATGTCAAGTGATTTGTTGTCTTAAATGGTTTACCGTAGTAGGCATTTTCTAAATTACGTATGATTAGATTTCGCATACGGCGTATAATTGGATGATCGTGATTCCAATCAAATGCTTTTAAATAATCATTCCAAGTGGAGTTTTTATGTCTACGGCAATCGTTTGAATCCAAATAACGGGCAATGGCAGTTGGATCGTAACCAAAACGATCAAGCAACTCACAAGCACAATTAAATGCGTGTGCGCCCATTTCGTCTCTATCTCCATAGTACTCTTGCTTTTTACGCTCTTTAGCATATTCTGCTGTACTTTGATATCCGGGGATATTTTTAAAATTGCGGCTACGGAATTGACGCATATGTACAATTTCGTGTAGCACAACATCAGCGAAACGAATAGCCATGCGTTTGAAACGGTGATGGGTCAGTTTTAACTTTCGATCATTAGGATTGTAGTTAAAATTAACTTCGATTGCAGGTTTACGTTTGTGATCTAGATCGCTGTAATATACGCCACCCATAAAGATGTAACCGGGTGTAGTAGGCACATACAAGCATTTTTTAAGTTTTAAGGGCAAGTGTGCTTTAACGTGTCTTATAATACGTTTTTGAATTTGACTAGGACTCAGCTCTTTGCCCACCAGTTCGCTGTTAAGCGAATAGAACATAGAATACAGATTACTGCGGGTTATTTCCGACCAATCGAAGGGTATTTGAGCCATAGTAAACTCCTAGCATAGCTATTTATAGTTTACTACGGCAACCAATTATATACGCACTTTATGGGCGTTTAGTAATGATCTCGTCAATCAATCCAAAATCTAGTGCTTCTTGGGCACTCATAAAGTTATCCCGTTCCATAGCTGAATAAAACTCGTCAAAAGTCTTACCCTTACCGTTATGATTAACATAAAGCTGGGTTAAGTTCTGCTTCATCTTCAGGATCTCTTTTACTTGGATTTCCATATCTGTAGCTTGTCCGCCAGCACCACCGCTTGGCTGGTGAATCATGTGACGAGCGTTTGGAAGCATTTTGCGCTTGCCAGGAGCCCCAGCAGTAGCGAGCAAGGAACCCATACTGCAAGCCTGGCCCATAACGACGGTACAGACGTCTGGTTTAATAAATTGCATTGTGTCATAGATAGCCATACCGGCAGTAACCACACCCCCAGGACTATTGATGAAAAAAGTAATGTCTTCATTTCCTTGACTTTCTAAAAATAGTAGCTGTGCTACTAGCAAACTGG